CATTCGGATAAGAAACATTTTTTCTATAAAAAACATATATATTATATGAGTAAAAAAGACCTACCAATTTTTGACATCGTTTTAAATGATGATGACCTTAAACAAGGTGTCGGTATGATATCCCTGGTTGATGATCCTGCTATAGGAGTAAATTGGATTAAACTTGCTAAAGAGAAACCATTACTATTCAAAGCAGATAAAGAAAAACAAATGCTTTACGGACCTTTCCTTATTCCTAATATGCTTATCTATAGATTTGATGAGCAGAACGGTGAATACTATGTTAGATTCAGTAAAGAAGAGATTGATAAAATTGCCACAAAGTTCAATGAAGATTTGAATAACAAGAATATAAACTTCATGCATACAGATCAGAAAGTTGATGCTTTTGTGGCGCAGAATTGGATGATTGAAGGAGACCAAGACAAGTCAAGAAGTCTTGGCTTCGATCTTCCAGAAGGAACTTGGTTCGGTGGAGTTAAAGTTAAAGATACTAACTTTTGGACTGATAAGGTTAAGAATGAAGAAGTTAAAGGTTTCTCAGTTGAAATATTGGCTGATTTACAATTATCACTAAAAAATAAAGAACAAATAATGGAAAATGAAATCAAATTAGGTAATGCTACTTTGGCTGATGGTACTCTAATCTATTGGGATGGTGACTTAGCAGTTGGTGTTGCAATCTTTTCAGATGAAGCACTTACTCAAGCAGTTGCTGATGGTGAATATGCACTTGAAGATGGTTCTGCTGTTGTAGTAACAGGTGGAATGGTTGAAGAAATCAAAGCAATGGAAGTTGAAGAAGAAGACTTAGCTGACGCGCCAGTAGCATCTGCATTAACAGCAGAAGAAGTATCATTAATGATTGACGCGAGATTCGCAGAACTTATGGATGAGATTACAAGTCTTAAATCTCTTTTAGACCAAAAAGAAGAAGAAATGGGTGAATACAAAAAGCAAGTTGAAGAAAAGTTTGCTACTACTCCTGCAGCACCTTCTATTGCTAAACCAGAAGTAAAGGTTGATGAAAAATTCAAGCAACTTGAGGATAGAATCAAGGCATTTGCAAGAAACAAATAGTCAATAAACAAATAAAGAAAATAAAACATATACAATATAGGACAAAAGTTCTACATACAAAAAATAAAAATATTAAAATGGCTTTAACAGATAATACTACATTTTATGGTAAAGATGCAGAAGGCTTTTACAGAAAAGCACTTACATCTGGTGTTGCTAAGAATGAATTAACTCTTATCCCTAACGTTAAGAGTAAAATCAAATTGGCTTATTCAGACTTAGGTAACATTCTACAGGCTGATGACTGTTCATTCTCTGCTACAGGAGAAGGTTCTTTGAACCAAAAAACAATGGAGGTTTGTGACCTTAAAATTAACTTAGAGTACTGTGCTACTACATTTGAAGCGAACTACTTATCTATGCAATTAAGAGCAGGATCTAACAACGAAGAAGTGATGCCAGCATCATACGCTGAGTTTGTTGTTTCCCAAGTTGCTGAGAAAGTTGCTGCAGATTTAGAAATCACAATGTTTAAAGGTGATACAGGAACATCTTCTTACCCACTTAACCTATGTGATGGTTTGGTTAAATTGTTACTTGCTGACTCTGACGTTATTGACGTTACTGCAACAGCATCTACAATTTCATCTTCAAACGTTATCGGTGAGTTGAATAGAGTTTTAGAAGCAGTGCCTGCTCAAGTTAGACAGAAGGCTGATTTCAAAATCTTTGTTTCTCAAGAAATCGCATTTGCTTACAAGCAAGCACAAGCATCTACAACAGGTGGTTTATTCATGGTTGGTGACAAAGAACTTAACTATTTAGGTTTTAGATTGATCCCTACTTCTGGATTGACTGCTAAGCAAATGATTGCTGCTAACATGGCAAACGTATTCTTCTTAACAGACTTAACTTCTGACTGGGAAGAGTTAATCTTGATTCCACAAAGAAATATCTCTGGTGCAAGAACAGAAAGATTCGTAGCTTCATTGAAGTTTGGTGTTAACTACCTTTATGGAACTGAAATCGTTCTTTACTCTTAATCCTTAGTTGGACAAAAAAATTAATAAAACACAATGGCTTGTATTTCATTCAGTGGTGGAGTGTCTTTAAATTGCGAAAATAATATGGGGGGGTTGACTAAAATCTACCTATCTGACGCAGATAACATTTCATCTTATACAGAAACAGGTGGTACAGTGTCCGCTATAACAATGGCTTCAGCATCTTACTTCTATGAGTTTGAGTTCAACAGAAACTCTGCTACGTATCAAGAAGATTTAGTTAAGTCAATAGAGGCAGGGTCTGCACTATTTGAACAAACAGTCACTCTTACTATTCCGAGAAGAGACGTTGCTAAGAGAAATACTCTTGCATTATTAACTCAGAGAAATTTAGCAGTGATAATTAAAGATTCAAATGGTCTATACTGGTACCCTGGTGCGGTTGAATTCATGTATTTATCAGAATCAACTTCAACATCAGGTACAGCTAAGGCTGATGGTTCTAACTATGTTATAACTCTTAAAGGGTTTGAGACAGAGAGAGCACCAGCAGTAGCATCAAATATAGTTACTGCGCTTATTGGATCTTAATCCTTAACCACTAAAAAAACAAAACCCACCAATTATTTGGTGGGTTTTTTTATTATTTATTATTTCTTTAGTTCAGCAATAGACTCTTTGAGAAATTCAGCAGATACATATGTGTATTCAATACTAACACCATTAAACTTTGATATTCTAACAGCTTTTACTATAAGTGGTTTCGCTACATTAGTACCATCATAAAATTCATTACTCTTCACATTCATGGCTGATGGTTCAAATGTGAATCCGAGACCCTCAATCACAACACTATCACTTATAGATTTATTACAAGCCTCAAGAAATACAAGCATATCTTTTTCTTTAGCGGAGTAATAGAAACTCTCTGTGATATGTGTATACGTTAAATCTCGCATCCATAGGAAATAAGATGTGTCCTTGCTATATGTTACTGATAATGATGCGTTAGTCTTAGTGAGACCTGAACACTTGGATATATCTTTAGTTACATCAGTCTTAACATCAAATTGAGCGTTAGAGCTAAAAGCAAACAACATAACAATCGATAGAATAAACATTTTAATAGTTTTCATAATTTTAAGTTTTTAGTGGTTAATATTAGTTTTTAGCAAAAATGTATGATAATGTATCAGTAGTTAATTTTGAGTATGTATCAACTGCTGTTGCTGGTTTTGTATCTAAACAAGGAAGAGTCAATACATCTTCAAGTCGAGACAACTCAATCTCCATTACTTCGATATCTTCACAACAAGCGTCATTTTGAATTGCGTAATAGATTTCTGACTTTTTCAAATCGATTTGTTTATCGATTGATACATCTTGCGAAAATGATAGTGTAGAGATAAAGAACATTGCTACAGTAATGATTAAAGTTTTCATAATTTTTAAATTTTTAGTGGTTAATAAATTTTAGTTTTAGTTTTGAGTATCTGAATCGTTCCTCGTTTGTCTTACAAATATAGTGATTGTTTTTCTTTCTACCAAATCTTTTTTAATCTTTTTTAATTTTATTTAGTTTGTAACATTCATCTGAGCAAAATATACGAGAGCCTTGTCTAATCAGAGATATGTTAGTGTAGCAGGTTTTACATTTAGTTCGTCTCATAATCTCCGTTTTTAATTATACACAAATATAATACAAATAAAGAAACCCACCAAATAAATCGGTGGGTTTCTTTTAAAAAGCAAAAAAAAATTTGAAACGGGGTGTTATTAAGGCCCTTAATAAGTATATTAAAAACAAAGTGAAAGTTTAGAGACATATTTAAAAAAAGAACTACTCAATGATATATTTCACACCTGGAGTAACACAATCAGTCTGGATGAGCCTTAGAGAGTCAATGGCTTATGGTAGTACAGCGAGTTTCTTATTTACATTCACTAATGATATAACTGGTGCAACAAAGTCTTTTTACCCAACTGACCTACAACCAGATAACAAGTGGAGTAGATTTGAAATAGTTGTTACAACACCTGAATCACTTACTCAGTCACAGATTGATATGAGCCCTGGTATGTGGAGTTATAAAGTTGATGCAGGTTCGTCAACCCTTGAAACGGGAAAGGTGTTGGTAGAAGAGTCGAAGTCTTGGACAACTTTGAATCGCCCCGCTAAAAATACTACAGTCCTAAGAAGATAATGGCACTATTTGACTTTTTAAAGAAAGAGCAACCAGTTGCACAACCAAAACCAGATTTAGGTGGTGCAATATTTGACACGATTAATATGAGAAATATTGATCTCCCTATGCCTAAGGAGGCTAAAGGATATGATTGGGTTCTATTCGGACCTAATAACTCATTCCCTCTTGACCTACTTGAATATAGAAACTCATCAAGTATTCACTCATCTATCATTGATGGTAAAGCCGCACTTATCGCAGGTGCTGGTTTCACATTTGGTTTAACAAGAGAGGAATCAAATCAATTTATTATAGACAATTGGAAGTTAGTCCCTTTCTGGAGAAAACTTGATAGAATATTTTATCAAGTGGCAAAAGACCAACAAACATTTGGTTACTCATGCTTTGAAGTTATCTATTCAATGGATAGAACAAGAGTTGCTGATGTTAATTGGTTAGACGCATCAAGAATAGCAATGGGTAGAAGAGATGAATTTGGTAATGTTAAAGAGTATTACTATTGTGAGAATTGGAATAACACAAGACAGAATCCACCAAGAAAAATTGAAGCATTTGATCCAAATGGTGAAGATGTTAGACAATTAATTTTCATTAAGTATGAAGAGAATAACATGGACTATTATGCTCTACCAAATTATTATTCAGCATTAAGATGGATTAAAGCAGATGCTCTCATGGCAGAATATAACTTATCAGCAATCAATAATGGTTTCTCACCATCAATTGTATTTAAGTTTTATAAGAAACCTACACCAGAAGAAAGAAGAATGAATGCTGAGGGTATAAAGATGCAGCACGGAGGACCAAAAAATTCTGGTAAGGCACTCATATTTTATAGCGATGGAAAAGACCTTGCGCCAGATGTTCAAACATTGGATGCTACTAACATAGATGCAAGATTGATAACAATAGCAGAGCAAATCATACAGAATATAATTACTGCACATAGATGTCACCCACAACTTTTAGGCATACAAATTCCTTCAAAGCTCGGGCTTTCAAATGAACTGCTGCAATCATGGTCGATATTTGAAACGATGGTTATCAAACCAGAAAGAAAGTTACTCTTAGATGCATTCAAACAGGTGTTAATTTATAACGGAGTTGTAAGGGTTGATATTGAAGCAATGTCACCTATCAAGATTCTCGAGGAATAAATCTACCATCATCACCTCTTTTATTGTACTTCAATTTATTTATTTTGGCATGGTGCTCATTACTTGATTGTGAGCACCATTCTAAATTATCAAGCTTATTGTTCAACTTATCACCATCAATATGATTAACAACCTCATTACGACCATCTAAAAAGTTTGATGCGACTAATCGATGTATTTTATACATTTTTCTTTTCAAACCTGGTTTCACTAAGACAACAAATAGATAACCTCTACATAAGGATTGCTTTAATATTCTCTCTCTAACTGTTCTACCACCACTTATACTATTAGCAGTCCTTTGTAAACTCTTTACTCTACCCCAATTACTTACTTGGTAGTAGCCTTCATAACCTTGTATATCTCTCCATTCTTCCATATACAAATATAATAATAAACAATCTAACTTCCAAATAACATAATTAATATAAAATAAAAGTATGTAAATGGCTACTCTAATAATCGATGATCAGTATTTAAAAGAAAACTCACCACTTGGTAAATCAATTGATGTTGACGAAATTTACTCGTTTGTATCAAACGCACAGGCTATCTATACACAAGATGTATTAGGTACACCATTATATAATGACCTATTACAAAAGACTGATAATTATATCAGTGGTTCTGGTGTCACATTCTCATCATATGAATGGGAGCTTCTTGATATTTGCTCAAAAGCATTAACTTACTGGACTGTATATATGGCTCTACCAAATCTATATTTAAAGATGAGAAATGCAGGTGTTGTTAGACCACAAGCAGAGTTCACACAGAATTCTGATTTATCAGAAATGAAGTATTTAAGAGAGGAGATGAGTAATCTTGGTGAATTCTGGAATACTCGTGCATCAAATTATCTTTGCAACAATTCTTCTGAATTCCCTTTATATAACTCCGCATCAACAGATATGTACCCGAATAACACACAATATGACTCTGATATTTATTTGGAGCAGAGATACTCAGACCTAACTGCTGATGAGTTGAGGTTCCTAAAAAAATATCTTGGATAATGACAATACAGGACTTATTATTCTTAATGGGAGGTGTAAGTATCTCCGTCATTGGATACTTTCTTAAAGCGTCTCTAAATGAGTTGAGACACGTCAAAGAACTATGCGCAACCAATCAAAAAGATATAGAGGTTATGAGAAATGACTATCTAAACAAAATTTCAAACCTTAATGATAAATTTGATATACTTGCTGAAAGTGTAAGAGATCTAACATTAGAAATAAAGGAGTTGAATAAAGAACTGAATAAAAAAAAAGACTAATCTATGGCTGTTGTACAATCAGTAATGGTTAAAAATAAAGAGTATGATGGCGTAAGACTTACTATTGTTGGATCACAATCTGGTAATCAATATTATAACTATTCTGAGGCTTGGGGTGTAAGAAACTACATCAATGAAATAACTAATCCAACGGCATCATTAGATTCAGTATCTTTTAATGCTTATTTATCATTCACATCATCTGGTACTTCTATGTGGCAGTTTGATTTGATACCTATGTCTATAGGTGATACTGTTATGGTTGAGAGTCAAATTGTTGGATTGAACTCTGATGGATCAAAAGGTTATGTTTGTAATATATTTGGTGGCTTTAGACATTCAGGTGCTACATTATCAGCAATTGGTAGTGGTGCTACATATACAACTAAGACAGACTTTTCAAGTGCATCTGTAAGTTTAGGAACTACTGGTACACAATCTGTTACTTTTAAGGTAGCCGGTGATGCTGGTGAAGTAATAGATTGGAATCTACACATAAAATATACAAAAGGATTTCACACGCTAACATTTGGTAGTGGAGGCGGAGGTTCATGGTATCCAGTACCACCACCATATGAAGAATCATAATTATGAGTAATACTATATACATAAAGCAAACTGATGGGACTTATAAGAAAGTTCAATACATAGAAAAGAATGTTAAGGGCAATCTTTCTCTTATAGAAGATACATTACCTGTAGGTGCTGATGGTGCTACGGGCTCACCAGGTGCTCCAGGACAACACGGATTAAATGGTGTTGATGGTAGAGATGGTCTTAATGGTTTAAATGGCTTAGACGGGTTAAACGGTAAGAACGGTATAAATGGTCTTGATGGTTACACACCTATAAAAGGTATTGATTATTTTGATGGTGAGATGGGTCTTCAAGGACCTCAAGGTGAAATTGGTTTACAAGGTGAAGTTGGACCAATGGGACCTCAAGGAGAAGTTGGACCAATGGGACCACAAGGACCTCAAGGTGAAAAAGGTGATACTGGTTTACAAGGACCACAAGGTGAAGTTGGACCAAGAGGTATAATGGGTGTTCCTGGACCTCAAGGATTAGTTGGACCACAAGGACCTGCTGGAATTGCTGGTGCTACGGGTGCAACAGGAGCAAGAGGGTTGAAAGGTGATAGAGGTGAAAGAGGATTTCCTGGCTCACCTGGACCTGCAGGTGCTAATGGTTTACCAGGTCCATCAGGTGGTGCTACAGGTGCTACAGGACCACAAGGTGAGATGGGTCCAACTGGTGCAACAGGTACTCAAGGTATTCAAGGAGCAACTGGCCCAAGTGGTGCAACAGGATCTTATGATGGTGATACTTTCAGTATATTGATTGGTACATTTAGTGCTTTATCAATGATATCTGGACCACCTCTTTATTATGATGTTGTTTTCCCATATACTTTTACTGCTTCTTATATTGTTGATATAGAATCCGATTCTCCAAGAGACTGGACAATTACAAATAAGACAAATAATGGGTTCAGAGTTGATTCAAATTCAACTACACCGTTAAATGATATAATATATTGGAGGGCATCTGAACTAAAGTCTGGTGACTTCGGTATTGTCGTCAATAATATAGTTAGTGCTTATGTTTATAAAACATCAAGTTATAACATATCAGACACCGATAATATAATAAATGCAACGGGATCTATTAATTTGTATCTACCATCACCGACAAATGTTGGTAAAACATACATAATAAAGAATAGTGGTAATGGAAAGGTCACAGTAGCAGGGACTGGTTCAGAATACATAGATAATGATTTATCAATCGAATTGATGTATCCTGATTCAATGACAGTTGTATCAACCGGCACAGGCTGGATAATAATATAAATATAGTAATGAGTTATTTTAAAAACATACAAACTGGTGGAGTTGAAAGCACATTAAACACATCAACAGTAGCATTGTTGAATGGTGAGACATTCACAGGGACTGCTGAACAAAACGCATATACTGATGTTATGGTTAGTTGTAAGACCGACCAACCTGGTATTCTATACTTTGATATGTCTGTTGATGGGACTAACTTTGAGACATTCCCATCAAGTGGTTTTGCTGTATCTGCTGGTATTCACGAATTACATAATGCTGTTAAAGGTAGTAGATATTTTAGAGTTAGATTTACTAACAACTCTGGTTCTA